TTCAGCCCGACTATGAATAGTTTTTGGGCTTTGACGTATCTTGGAAAAACGACTCTACGGCCTTGGTTGCGGTGATACTTCCGCGAAATGAAGAAGAACCATACAAAGCTTTTCGCGTAGCAAGCTGGGAAAAAGACTTCGCATTAGACGACGACTCTTGGATAGTCGATAAAGCGGAGGTATCTAAAGCAGTTATTGACTTCTTTTTGGCTAATCCGAATTGCCGTGAGATAGTTTGCGACCCGACTTACTGGCAGGATGAGATGTTTCAATGGTCAGAAGCAGGGATGAACGTCCTCGAATACCCTAACACAATCAGCCGAACCGTGCCAGCCACGGCAAAGCTCTACGAAGCCATTATGAATAGCAAGTTAGTTCACAATGGCGACCCTGCTCTAGCTAGGCATATGGACAACTGTATTCTCAAGATAGATTCTGGCCGCGGCGCAAGAATCACGAAGGATTATAGAAACCCAAAGTTGAAAATCGACTTAGCTATAGCCTTACTAATGGCTTATGACCGAGCCAGTAGTAAACTTGAACCAGAGATAACGCCGCAATTCTTTATCTAGGAAGTTATGAGCGACATACTACAAATAGGCGGAGCAGTTTTAGTCACGCTAGGAGCAGGACTAATCTTTATTCCAGCGGGCTTCATCGTAGGCGGCATCTTGGCAATAATTCTTGGTATCAGTTTGGAGCGTAAGTAATGTTTGACCGCCTATTCCAGCAACGCGCTATTAGTTATCAGACCATCTTTGAGTCTGGTGATGACATAGTTTTCGGCAACTACAGCGGCACATACATAAACAAAGACACCGTATTTCAGGTAAACGCGGTATTTTCTGCCATTTCACTTATCGCAGATACGATCAGCACGCTCCCAATCGACGCTTACATTCGTCGCGACGGCGCTCGCTTCCCATTCAGACCTCGACCAATCTGGGTAACTCAGCCAGATATCAGCATCCCTAGAGAAGCCTTTTACAACCAAGTAATCGTTTCTATGCTCCTCGATGGCAACGCTTTTATCCGCGTGACATCGAACGCACGTGGCGAGGTCGTGAATCTAACAGTTCTAAACCCACAAACCGTAACGGTTACAAGAACCGGACTAGGCACTTTGGTATTTACGGTCGATGGTGAGGATAGACCGCTAACTTCTGAGGACATAATCTTTATTCCCGACGTAATGCGACCTGGTGATTTACGAGGCATTTCAAGAATCAAGGCACTCGGCGAAACTTTTGGTTTGGCTCTCGCGCTAGAACGCTACGCCTCGACATTCTTTGGACAAGGCACAAACCTAAACGGCGTAATCGAGTTCCCTGGCAACTTGAACAAAGAACAGGCCGAGCAACTTGCATCTAGCTTCGATAATCGCCACCGTGGTTGGAAAAAAGGACACCGCACCGGAGTTCTATCGGGCGGCGCTAAGTTCGTATCGACTCAAACAGAGCCAGAAAAGGCGATGCTCGTCGAGTCACGCAACCAGTCAATCGCCGACGTGGCACGTGCCTTCAACATTCCACCGCACCTACTCGGACTACCAGGCACGACAAGCTACGCGAGCGTCGAGCAAAATAACCTCGCTTGGATTACCCACGGCCTCCGTCCAATATGCGCCAAGATAGAAGGCGCTCTAAGCCCACTCCTAAGACGTGAGCAGGGCGGCGAAGGCGCGTTTATTAAGTTCAACCTAGACGGACTAGCCCGCGCAGACCTCCAGGCAAGAACCTCCGCTTACTCGACAATGCTGCAAGCCGGCGCGATGAGCATAAACGAAGTCCGCGCATTAGAGGATTTACGACCAATAGGCGACGAGGCTGCTAGCAACCCTCGCGTTCCACTTGCGAACGTAAATCTAAACGCAGCCGACCTAAAGGCTATGCGTGAGCGCGTAACAATGGTTCGCGAGTTGGTATTCGCAGGATTCTCGCCAGACCAGGCACTAGCCGCTATGGGCTTGCCACAGATTGACCACACCGGAGTCCCTTCAACTCAGCTACAACCGCTATCACAACTAGACCCGCTAGATCCTAAAGCGGCTTATGAGGTTCAATAATGGCAATTACTTACAATCTTTACGAGATTGGCAATACCGCACGCGAAATAGTTGCACCATCTAGCGACTCACAAAAGGTATGGATTCAAAACCTAGAACCACTTAGCGATACCGATGAATACGCTCGCGCTGGATTTATTTACCAACTTTCGCAAACCTTTACTATTGCAAGCCCTGGAACAGCGCAATTCAATATCGCAACCGGTAGCGCTGGGTTACAAATCGAGTATTACGAAATCATTAGTGATACTTCGGCAGTAACTTCCTCGCTTATTGAAGGTGCAACCGTTACGACTAATGGAGTGGCTATACCTTCTTACAACTTGAACCGTGTTGTAGCTGGAACGCCAACCGCAACGCTCTCCAGCGCCACAACGGTTACAGGTGGAACAGTTATTGCTACCGAGTTTCTTACCGCTGACAAACACGCCGCCGGTGGCGGAGCTGGCAGTTTCAAAATCTTCACACTAAAGCCAAGTTCAAATTATGTTATGCGTTTTGTAAATAATGGAAATCAGTCCACAAGCACGCATCTAATTCTTGGATTCTCTGAAAAATACAACGGACTAAACCAAGTTTGGTTAGGTTCTTCGGCTGGTTCTGCCGTTACCCTACGCGGTCACGAAATGATACAGCTCGACGTTCGCGGCGGAGAGCAGATTACAGCCGTAAGCGATGGAGGAACCAACACGGTAGTCGTTATGAGGCAGGACTAAAGTGCCTTATTTTGTTTCGGACTCTAACCCCGATTGCTCTGGCTGGGCCGTAGAAAAAGAAGACGGCGAAGTAATGGGTTGCCACACCACTAAGCAAGCTGCTATAGATCAGATGGTAGCTATTTCAATCGCTGAAGGTATGGAGCCAGGTGGCGAACGTAATGCCGATGGCCCTCCGGCCATAATCGTAGACATCGACGGCACGCTAATTCTGAATGGTCGCCGTAATGAGAGACTATACAACTACCTAGATACCTTCGACGATACCGAAATTATCATCGTTACAGCCCGCTTAGAGGACGACCGTGCTGAAACTGAGCGCGAATTAGATGCCTTAGACATAGATTACGACAGCCTAGTTATGAAGCCAAGCGATGAAATCAGCTCTCCAGACTTCAAAGAAGAAGCCGCATCGAGGCTTTTAGAGGTCTATAACGTAATGATTGCTATAGATAATGACCCAGATAATCGCGAAAGATTTAGAAAACTAGGAATTACAACGGTAGACGTAGACGAAATACCAGATACGCCTAGCGAACGGCAAGTAGATCTAACTCCTCCCGCATACTTCCGAGCTTCGGCACGTCGCGGGCTTCAATGGGTGGATGAAGGTCGAGCAAGTGACGGACTATTACCACGCACAATTCGCGAGGCTAGAGCGATGGCAGAAGGTAACGTAACCGCTGATAAGTGGGTAAGGCTTCGCGCTTTTCTTGCTAGGCATATGGTGGACTTTGATGCACCAGCCGCGAACCCGAATAATGAAAATTATCCAAGCCCAGGAGTAGTAGCGATTGCACTTTGGGGAGGCGGAGGAACGCGTAGATCTGCTATGCGTGCTATGACCTATGCCGAAGGCATCGTTGCTAGACTGGAAGAAGAAAATGAAGGCCGCACGAAAGGCGAAACCTTGAATAAGTTAGAAACAAGAGAGTTCGAGTTCGGTTTAGAACTTCGCGAGCAAGGCGACGAAATGAGCCTTACTGGATACGCGGCTCTATTCAATTCACGTTCGGAGAACCTTGGCGGATTTACTGAAGTAATCGCGCCAGGAGCGTTCGCACGCTCGCTAAAGTCGCGAAATGACATAAAACTTCTATGGAATCACGACACTAGCGCGGTTCTAGGCAGCACTCGCGCCGGCACTTTGAAGCTTTATGAGGACGAGAAGGGCTTGCGAGTCGAGGCAATTTTGCCAAACACAACTCACGGACGCGACGCAAAAGAACTTATCAAGCGTAAAGACGTTACCGGTTTTAGCTTTGGATTCACTATTCCAGGTCGCGGAGGCGATGAATGGAACGCCGAAGGAACCGAAAGAACCCTAAAATCAGTAAGACTTCACGAAGTTTCGCTAACTCCGTTCCCTGCCTACACCGCAACCAACGGAACGGCGCAGGTTCGAGGACTTGACAAACTAGCCAAGCGTGCTGAGGTCGATGCCGATGCTCTAGCAGATTCTCTAATCAAGTTGGAACAGGGCGAGTCGATTACCTCCGCAGATCGCGACCTACTAATGAAGGTTATCGACAGCGTTAGCCCAGTAGCACCAGCACCGGTCGAAGAAGTTGTGGACAACTCGCTAGAACTTCTTGCCCTAAAGAAGAAGAAGCTAGAGTTTTTGGCTAAGGTTCTCTAATGGCAAGCTATGACGACATAAAGGCAACGATTCTAAAGGTCGCTGGAAACCCAAGCGCCGGAATTATTGCCGACCTCGCCCACGAATGGGCGCTTGAAATTGAGAAACTAGATTCCGCCTCCCAGCGGTCAGAAAAAGAAACTAGAGTAACCAAGCCAGCCGAAATACGATAACCCCTGATCGTGGCTGCCAAGTCGCGTTTCTTCCCGCCAGCTTGCTCTTGGTCTGGCGGGTTTCTTTTTACCTACACAACGTAGGCTAAACTTTTATTACGGATTGTGAGTTAGCTCTGCCGTTTTAGTCGAGTGTCAGCACCACTAATTCCATCTAACAAAGAAAGAAGTAAAATGTCTGAGTTTATCAAGACCCAGCAGGAACTTCGCGCAAACCTCTACGAGCAGGTAAAGGACGTTATCGAGGCCGCCGAGGCTGAGAAGCGTGGACTTGACCAGGCCGAGCTAGACAAGATCGCACGTATTGAAGCCGATATGAACAAGGCTTCTGAGGCGATTGCAGTTGCTCAGCGTGCCGAGGAGCGTAAGGCAGAAGTTTCCGCAGCAGCAAAGGGATTCATCCCAGCAACCGAAACCCGCGACAGCGCCGAGCTTTTCCGAGCTATGGCACGTGGCGAGGTTCGTTCACACAACTTCGCGCCAGAAAAGCGCACACTCATCCCAGCAACCGCAACCGTGCCAGTCGGTTTTCTAGACCGCGTATATGGTCTTGCAAGACTCGTCGGCCCGATGCTGGACGTATCTGAGGTAATCACCCGCACAAGCGGAGAGTCACTACGTATTCCTACTTACACCGCATACAGCACCGCGACACAATACGCCGCTGGTTCTGCTATCGCTGAGTCGGAGCCAACTTTTGACAGCCTCCTATTGACCCCGAAGAAAATCGGTTTCACAGTTCAGCTTGCAAACGAACTTCTAACCGATGCGGGATTTGACATCGAAGCTGTTATCGCTGAGCAAGCTGGTAACGCCATCGGTTTCAAAATTAACGACCTCGCAACCGTTGGAACCGGCTCGACCCAAACCACGGGTATCGTAACTGCCGCTTCTTCTGGTGTAACTGGTGGCACAACCACCTTTACCGCTGACCAGCTAATCGACCTTCAGTTCTCGCTAAACGGTGCTGCTCGTCGTCTGCCTGGTGTTGGATATATGGCAAACACGACCTCTATGGGCGTAATGCGTAAGCTAAAGAGCGACGACGGCAACTACCTCTACACGGTAAATGTTGGCGCTCCTGACGTATTCGCTGGATTCCCAATCTATGAGAACCCAGCTATGAGTTCACCTGCTACCGGAGTAAAGTCCGTGCTATTTGGTGACTACAAGTCATACAAGATCGTAACCACAGGTCTAGACGTAGCAACCTCGTCAGATGCATATTTTGCAAATGACGTGACTGCTTATCGCTTTACCTATCGTTTCGATGGTGGACTAACCCACTCGGCCCACGTGAAATATCTGGTTCACGCTTAGTCGATAAATAAGCCGGAGGCTCGTCGTTGTAGGTTGCGGCGAGCCTCCTTTATTTTCTGGTATGTTTTTTCTATGACCTACAAACTAAAAGGCGCGGTAGCCATCGCCTCTAACTCAATCGGCTCATCTACTGGATACGGCGTTCAAGGGCAATACTTAGCCGAGCGACTTCTAAAGCACGGCGTAAAGGTAGCCAACTTATCTAACTACGGCCTAGAAGGTCGTATCGACAAGATACGCACGCCATTCGGCGAGGTAAAGCATTACCCGCGTGGACACGTTCTTTATTCTGAGGACGTTATGCCTATCTGGGCAAAAGACTTCTTCGGCGAATACCCAAAACTACCTAACATTCTTTTTACGCTTTACGATGTTTGGGTATATAACAACCTGCAATACGACGGCAACATAGTTAGCTACGTGCCACTAGATCACACAACTCTCCCGCCACTAGTTGCCAAGTTCCTTCTCCGCACGAACGTAACGCCTATAACTATGAGTCCGCACGGTCAAAGGCAGCTCGAAGCGGCAGGGATTGACTCGACTTATATCCCTCATTCGGTAGATACAAAAGTTTTCAAGCCAACCGAAACCTATAAGGGTATGAAGATTCGCGAGTATCTGGAAGTGCCGGAAGATGCCTTCTTAGTGTCAATGGTTCAAGCCAACAAGGCCAATGGCCAAATCCACCGTAAAGCCCTGTCGGAACAATTACTTGCCTTCTCGATGCTCCGAAAAGAAAATAAAAACGCCTATCTATATCTACATATGGAGCCAAACAAGGTATTTGG